CTGAAGGCATATTTGTGTCCAGCTCAAGTCTGGACGATTGGTTATGGCCACACGGCAAGCGTAAAGGAAGGAGACGTTTGCACTCAAGAAGATGCTGATCGCATGCTCGCAGAAGACCTCGAAGAGTTCGAGGGCTATGTGCGTGAGGCGGTAGATGTGGCTCTTGAACAAAACGAGTTTGACGCTTTAGTCGCTTGGACCTACAACCTTGGCCCAGGGAACCTGCAATCATCAACCATGCTCAAGCGAATAAATGAAAACAAGTTTGAGGACGTACCTAGCGAAATGCGCCGATGGAACAAGTCGGGCGGTAAGGTGCTTGACGGTTTGGTTAGGAGAAGAGAAGCCGAAGCGTTATTATTTCAAGGGATGCCTTGGGAGAATGTTTGATTATGCCTCTTCAAAGTTATCAGTTTCAGCCCGGAATCAATAAAGAGGGCACCAGTCTCACTGCAGAAGGCGGTTGGTTTGACGGCAATCTTGTTCGGTTTAGAAAAGGTTATGCTGAAAAGATAGGGGGCTGGGAAAAGTACATATCTGTATCCTATCAAGGGACTGGCAGAAAACTCCATGCTTGGGTTGACCTTGATGGCACAAAGCTTTTGGGTCTTGGCACCCGATATAAGCTTTATATTCAAGAAGGATCTAGCTATAACGACGTTACACCGATTAGAGAAACCACGGCAGCAGGCGATGTCACATTTGCTGCGACCAATGGATCCTCTACATTAACTGTTACTGACACCAATCATGGTGCAAACATTAATGACTTTGTTACGTTCAGCGATGCTGTCAGTTTGGGTGGCAACATTACGACTGATGTTCTTAATCAAGAATATCAAATCGCTACAGTCCCAAGCGTCAACACTTATACCATTATTGCAAAAGACACATCTGGCGTTACCGTAACTGCGAACGCTAGTGACACCGGCAACGGTGGCGCTTCTACTGTTGGTGCTTATCAAATCACGGTTGGTCTAGATGTATTTGTAGATGGTACTGGTTGGGGATCTGGTGCATGGGGATCTGGCGCTTTTGGATCAACGTCTTCTTTGACGGATGCTAATCAGCTTCGCCTTTGGTCAATGGATAACTTTGGCGAAGATCTTATCTCTTGTCCTCGAGCAGGCGGTATTTACTATTGGGATAAGAGCAACGGTTTAGGTACTAGGTCCATAGCTCTAACCGCTTTAGCGGGCGCTAATCTTGCTCCGACTAAAGGTCTTCAGGTTCTTGTTTCTGACATTGATCGACATGTTCTTGTTCTAGGTGCGGATCCCATTGTTAATGGCGCAAGGACAGGAGCCATTGACCCGTTATTAATTGCTTTTTCAGATCAAGAAAACGCAGCTGAATGGGAGCCAACATCTACCAATACTGCCGGTGACCTTCGATGCTCTGCAGGTTCTGAAATCATTGGCGGTATAAGAGCTCGTCAAGAAACGTTGATATGGACTGACGCTGCGCTGTATAGCCTTCAGTTTATAGGCCCTCCATTTACTTTCGGCTTAAACCTTATCAACGAAGGCGTTAGCTTGATTGGTCCTAACGCCATAGTGAATTCTCCCGCCGGTATCTTTTGGATGGATAGGAAGGGATTCTATCGGTACTCAGGTGCAGTAGAAAACATTCGCTGTACTGTTCAGTCTTATGTCTTTAGTGACTTTGAAGAAGGTCAGGCATACCAAGTCTTTGGCGCTTTGAATAAACAGTTCCATGAGATTACTTGGTACTACTGTTCTTCTGGAGAAACGGTCATTGATCGTTATGTCACTTATAACTATCAAGAAAATACGTGGGCGATTGGTCAATTGTCTAGAACCGCATGGCTTGATGAAGGCATATTCTCTAATCCAATCGCTGCTGGTAAGAATGGTTCTGATTACCTTTACTTTCATGAAGTTGGTAATGATGATGACGGAAGCCCAATGACTAACGTCTTTGTTCAGTCTGGAGACTTTGACTTAGGCGAAGGCGAAGACTTTCAGTTCATTAAGCGAATGATTCCAGACGTAAAGTTTGATGGTTCTGGCGGTTCCGATCAAAGGCTTAACGTTGTGTTGAAGGTTAGGAATTATCCTGGACAATCTCTAACGGCGGATCAGACCTCTGCGTTTAGTTCTAGCACCACCAAAATTGACATGAGGGCCAGAGGCAGACAAGCTGTTCTTAGGTTTGAATCTGATGACGATGGAAGCTCTGTAAATCAACTTGGTGTAGGGTTTAGAATAGGAAACACAAGGCTTGATCTGCAGCCAAATGGAAGGCGCTAATGGGGAAATTACTCCAAAACAGACTTCCTTTAGCTATGGGTCAGGAGGTTACGCCTGATACGTTTAACCGTGCTGTACGTGTTCTTGAACTTAACTTAAATGCTTTTGATACGACTGCAACACCGCAATATAATGATAGTCAAATCAATCAGTTAGCATTTCAAACCGGCGATGTAATATGGAATACCAGCGGTGAAGTATTACAGGTATACACAGGAAGCAAGTTTGAGGACTTATCAACCGGAAACAGGAAAGGTATCAGCGCCACAGGTGAAGTAGGATCCGTACAGGTTATAACCGGCGGATCATTGATTGTAGAAGTTGGATAACTTTTTGGAATAAGCATGACTAAACTTTGTAAGAGAGGCAAAGCCGCAGCCAAAAAAAAGTTCAAGGTTTATCCATCGGCTTACGCAAATGCTTATGCCAGCAAGATTTGTGCGGGAAAGATCGCAGACCCCTCTGGTAAGAAGCAAAAAGATTGGGGGCCAAAGAAGATGAGCGGTGGTGGTTTCGCTGCCAAACGTTACAGAATGATTGAGCCAAGAGGCTTTGAGCGCATGATGCCCAGTAAAAGACCTCGTACCAGAGTGCCGTCATGAGTCTAACCAAATGGTTTAAAGAGGACTGGGTTGATATATCTGCGCCCAAAAAGGGCGGAGGATACGAAAAATGTGGCCGAAAAAGCGCGTCAAAAAAAAGTGGGCGTGGGTATCCAAAGTGCGTTCCCTCAGCCAAGGCAGCGAAGATGACAGCCAGTCAGAGGTCAAGCGCGGTTCGGAGGAAAAGGAGCAAGCCACAGGGAGTGGGCGGCAAACCAACGATGGTGCCAACCTACGCATGGCATGGTGGCTCCGTAAGAAAACTTAATAAAGGTTGTGGTGCGGTAATGGAAGACAGAAGGAAAAGGACAAAGTACTCCTAATGTTTAGAAGACACGCAGAAGAATTTGCAAGGGGCGGCATGGTTGGTGGTCGCTCTAAGTCCGTTGCCAAGCGCAAGCGTGACAACATGCCTGCTCGAAACAGAAAGAACTTCTTATCTACCAAGGAAGGCGCTGGCATGACAGAAGCTGGCGTCAAAGCCTATCGCCGCAAAAATCCCGGAAGCAAATTGCAGACCGCTGTTACCGAAAGCAATCCGACGGGAGATCGGGCAAAGCGTAGGAAGTCTTTCTGCGCTCGTTCTGCCGGACAGATGAAACAATTTCCAAAGGCCGCAAGGAATCCTAACTCTAGGTTACGTGCTGCCAGACGTAGGTGGAAGTGCTGATGGCCAAGCAAAAGAAATTAGCCTACAACAAAAAATACGGCAAGGTTGTTCGCCAACTTGATGGCGGAGAATTTTTATTAGGCGGCACCCCTGGGTACGGTAACACTGGATCTTTTGGTGGTGGCGGCGGCATAGATCCCTTTGGTGGTTATCTCACGCAAGAGATTGACACCATGTCTGCCGATCCGTCTGGTCAAGGCACGGGAATAGGTGCTCTTTCTCAAAGAGGTTTTCTTCCAACATTTGTTAATCAGCCTGTAAATCTTAATGCAACTCAAGGTTTATATAACCCTGATGATCCAAATACTTCAAGGTATCTTTTAAGCGAAGGCGCTCTTCAGTCTCTTGCTGATTACGAAGACGCTGTATCAAATCAAAGACGCAGAACAACTGAGTTTGCTTCTGGCTTTGTAAATCCACAAGCTGCTTTGTCTAGGCAAGAATATTACAATCAACAAGCCCAACAAGGACCAAAGAAAGATTGGAGCACCTATCCTAAAGAAAGCGATTACGACACAAACGGCGATGGCCAGATGTCGAAAGATGAACGCAAAAGGTTAGATGAGGCTAGGGCCGAATGGCAAAAGAACCCGCCGCTTAGAGATGATGCAGGCGCTACTGACACATCATCCTTTCAAGGACAGCCTCTACCGGGGACAGAAGAACCAGTCCAAGAACCCGGCGAAGACAAAGACAGTTTTCTCCAAAGACTTCTTGACTGGCTTCTTAGGAGTGGAGGCGGTCAACGTCCAGGCGTCGGTATTCAGATACCATTTCCAGGATTTCCAGGCGGGGGTGGAGGAGGGTTTCCCTTCCCCTTTCCAAGACCAGGCGGTGGAGGGACCAGTGGAGGGGGAACCACGCCCCCTTCAACTCCAACTCCTCCTAGCTCTCCTCCGACTGGTGGCGGCGGTACTCAACCTCCATCTTCGCCTGGTTCAGGTGGGGGCACTACTCAACCGCCATCGACAGGTGGTGGGGGCGGAGGCACTACCCAACCTCCTGTAGAACCAACGCCTCCTACTCAACCTCCTGTGGGAGGAGGCGGAGGAGAACCCGGACCTATTGATGATAGCCGTCAGGACGAAGATGACGGTACAATAGTCATTGTGCCAGACTGGCCAGAAGGGTCAGGCGGAAGCGGATCAGGAGGTAACACCGGAGGTGGTACAAGTACTGGAGGCACAAACGTGTCACAAAGCGATGATTTAAAAGCACTACAAAGAGCGGCTAGCCAAGGCGCCATCAAGGTATATCAAGATCCAAATACCTTTGATCGATTTGCACCCAGCCCTTTGCAAACGATGGATCCTCGTTACAGGAACATTAGTTCATTCCTTCCGTCTGGTGAGATTACGCCATACGCCATGAACTACCAGCGTACTCCTGGAGCGATTTATGCAAACTATCCTGATGCGCCAAGGACACAAGGCGGTCCATTAACTGCGTATGCTCCACGTCCAACAACAGGTGGAAGCACAACCCAACCGGGTACTACACAGCCGGGTACTACACAGCCAGGTACTACACAGCCGGGGACTCGACCTCCCGCCGACGATAATTACGAAGATAACTTAAGAGAAATTTACGAACGTCAGAACCCATACCCAACCGCTCAAAGCACCGCTGGCGTCAATACTGCTCGAGCAAGAATCATTGAACGAGAAAACGAAGCGGCCATTGAGGAATGGGAAAAAGGTTTTGATGAGTTCAAGGCACAAGTAGATTCGGCAAGATCTAGGATGGGTCTTGGTTCAATTTACTTGGGCGATAGTATCGGCTTTGCACAAGGCGGTATTGCCGCTTATGCAGATGGTGGAAACGTAGATTATTTCCCAAGAAAGAATGGTCAAATAGAAGGACCGGGAACAGAAACATCTGATGATATTCCAGCCATGCTCTCTGATGGCGAGTTTGTAGTAAACGCAAAAGCGGTTCGAGGCATTGGTGCATTACAAGGCGCTAATGGCGACAGAGAAGACCAAAGACTAAAAGGCGCTCGTGCGATGTATGCATTACAGAGGATGGGTGAGAAAGCAGCGGGGATGCGCTCATGACAGAAACAGTCACAGTTGATACAAGCCAACCGTATCTTCTTCCAAGTGCTCAACAGCAGTATTACGATCCCGCCGTTGAATTAACCGCACGAAATCTTCTTGCTTCTTATTTTGGAACACCTGATCAGCCGGGGCTAATCAGCCAACAGATTCCTGTTCCCATTCAAGAAGTCGCAGGGCTATCTCCCCTTGAGATACAAGCACGTAATTTAGCCGGTGGTCTTGGTGCTTTTGGTGGGCAGCTTGCTGAAGCGCAAGATCTTTATCGTCAAGCGGGCCGTGGCTTTGACCCCGCTAGCGCAGGTGTGTTTGGCGACCCACAAGCTCGAGCTTTGTATATGCAAAGCCTTGGCGCTTATGACCCGTCTACCGGCCAACAGTTTGTTGATCCTGAAGCCAGAAGGATGATGACTGGCGCTGCAGGCGATATTCAGAGAGCTGCGGCTGGTATTCCAGGACAGATTCAAGAAGCACAAAGAGGTATGGCTGGCGCAGAGGGCATGATCAGAGGATCAGCACTGAGTTCTGCACAACCATCTCAAATGGCCCAACAAGCTCAGATCGAAGCTGCTAGGCAAGCCGGAAAAGAATCTGACATAGGTCAAGCTGCCATGAGACAAGCGGCTGGAGGCATTGGTCGAGAGGTCGCAGGCGCACAAAGAGGATCTCTAGAGGCCGTTCAGAGAGCTCGTGGCATCACAGGCCAAGCCGGAAGAGATCTTCAAAGCGCAGGCGCCATGGGGCGTGCTACTGCTCAACAAGGCATCGCTGCTTTATCTGGTACGGGTGGTCAATTTGACCCATCTAGCATTAGTCGATTCATGGATCCGTTCACGCAACAAGTGATTGAGGCTGAACAAGAAGAGATTGCACGGCTTGGAGAGAAACAAAAACAAGAAGCGCGTTCACGCGCCGTCCAAGCCGGAGCATTTGGTGGCTCAAGACAAGGCATTGAACAGGCTGAGATAGGCAGAAACATCCTTGAACAGCAGGCAAGAACAGGCGCTCAGTTACGATCACAAGGTTACCAGCAGGCCGCACAACAAGCTCAACAAGCGTTTGAGCAGGCGCAGGGAAGGCAACAAAACCTAGCGCAATTGACAGGATCTCTTGGCCAAGCGGGCGCAGGAACGTCCTTACAGGCTGCACAAGCCGCTGGCACGTTGGGTCTTTCTGCAGAAGAACTTGCTCAATCAGGTGCCATGCAGCGCGGACAGTTGGGATTGACGGGAAGAGAAACAGAAGCACAACTCGCAGAGCGTGCTGCCAACATGGGCATCAGTACAGAGCAGCTTCGAGCACAGTTAGCTAGACAAGGCGCAGACATCGCTCAATCTCAAGCTGGCATTGGTATGCAAGCAGGCCAGAACATTGGCGCCCTTGCAGGCCAGCGTGGTCAGCTTGGGTTACAAGGTCAGCAAGCCATGATCGGTGCGGCAGGACAAC